TAAACTATGATCGCTTCAATATAATTAAGTGAATCATTTTCTTGCACTAACTTTTCTATATCCTGTGCAAATTTGGAAGGACAAAGAAACTTCTTCTCCAACACTTCGTTTAGTTCTTTATCCATTACCATGAGATTTGAGATTAGAGGTGACAAATTTCTTTATGTACTTAACTAATAGCTTAATATACTCGTCTTTGTTCCGTTTGTCAAATACTTTTACGTCACCACCTGGTGTTACCATCAATGTAATAAGTTTCTTAACAGATATACCAGTCAATTCATAGTACATACATGCGTATGCTTGTTCTTGTACAAAGTAGTTCTCCAACCACTTCTCTGGTTTAATCTTTTCAGATGTTTTAAAGTCTATGATTGCTAGTTCGCCTTCATACTCAGCAATGCAATCAACACGACCAGCAATGCCAAGATACTCTGAGTAAAGAGTGCGCTCGATTGCATGAACATTTTGAATCTTATCAAGGTAAGGTTTAGCATGGTGAAACATAAATTGTGTAGCAGGAAGGAAGTTATTCCAATCCAATTCTTTATTCTCTAGATATCCTTGAGCGGCCTCATGGAAATCTGTACCACGTGTGGTTGCCTTTTTAGTGATGCGGTTTGCTTCTTCCTCACCTACACGCTTCCTCCATTGAGCAAAGATGTGGCGGTTATAGAAACTAGTAACAGAAGTAATAGAAGGAACCCACTCACCGTTAGGGACTTGATACAGTCTACAACCAGGTGTTTCTTTCTTTTCTAATTCAATGTCACCAAGATAATTACAATGCTCAAAAATCATAGCATCCCCAATGAATGTTTGGCTAAGATGTATTCCTTAACCAATCCAGAGCGAACGATGTCATCAATAGTAAATTCAATTGATGCAAAAGATTCCATCATAGAAATAACTTTCATAAAATCACCAAGTCCAGCACGTTCAGAGTTGTTACGAAGATCAGTTTGAACTCCGTCACCACAGAAAATAATCTTAGAATTATCTCCTACTCTAGTTATTATACTATCTAACTCGTGAAAATTCAAGTTCTGACATTCATCAACTATAACAATAGCATTGTCAAGTGTTGTACCTCTAATGAATGAGGTACTCCAGAACGTCATAGTCTCTTGCTCTTTAAGTTTGCCATACAATAATTCAAAGTCAGTATCTGTTGGCATCTCAAACATATACTTGACCATCTTCTTATATGGCACTTGAAAAAGACAAGACTTATCCTCATGATCACCTGGTAGGAATCCAATCTCACGTGTAGATACAAGAGAACGAACGATGTAAATTTTCTCGTATGGTTTTTCTAAATCAAGAACTTCTTTGAGTGCTTTGTACACTGCAATAAATGTTTTACCTGTACCAGCGCATCCATAAGCAAACAGATGTTTACCTGCATCATATTCTTCAAAGAACTTCTCCTGATTAGCAGTAAGAGGATCAATATCTACAAGGAGATCTGCATTAATAGGTTTCTTCCGTCTCATTTGTTTAGCCGTCAGTCCTACTCCAATTGGATCGTCAGTCTTCTTCTTACGTGGCATACTAGTCGTCCCCTTGTGTTGTACCAATACCTTTCTTGGCTAGTCTCGCATTAATGCCTCCAGATTTGTCGGCCTTCTTGAGAACTTCACCCCATCCAGGATTCTTATTAAGAAGTTTATCTTTCCATTCACCCACCTCACCAAATCCAGGAAGGGTAGATGGATCAGAATAATCTCTTAACCAATTAGGATTATCAGTACGCCACTGGTCCCAGTCATGAATACTCATGACTACTTCTTTAGTCTCACCAGTTTCTGTGTTAACTACGGGATAGGTTGCCATAAAACTTAATAATGTGATGTTATTTAGACCCAAGCAAGGGCTTCTGCCACGACTGGGAAGGTGTGAGAGAATATTTTCTTACATTCATTAGCAATATCCATATGTTCTTTCTGTGTACCGTGACCAGACCGTAACTTAATATAATGTATCCAAGAACGACAAGAACCAGTCATGTATATCTTAGTAGGAGTAGCAAGAGGTAATACAAATCGAGCACACTCCTTAGCAATACCTGCATGAAGCATACTCTTATAAAGATCTATTGCTGCATCAAAATGTTTTCGCATTTTAATTTCAAAGTCTTGTTGTGTTGATGGATCTACATCATCAATACTATTCTGTCTGTTCTTAGTATCCTGACTCCTTAATTCTGGTAACGGTATGTCTTCTCTAATATAAGAAACATCCGCATACCTTTGAGAGAACTCTTGGTATGTGAAAGAACGATGTCTTAGTATCTGTGCTGCTAATCCCCTAGTAGTTTCAATCTCCAGGGTCATGTATGCTTGCTCAAAGACGGACCAATGACCGTGCTTTATGCAATAACCTAGTAAACCAGCGACGTTTGGATTGTCTTGGTTCTTTGGGTTGCTCACTCTTGCCACGTACCCCATCGTCTGTTCCGCTTCTGGAGTCACTGTCACTAACTTCACGTTCATGCTGTTTCTTTTCAAGTTTGAGTTTTCTTTTAAAAATTTTAGCGAAGTTTACTTCTTCTTTAGTATACCATTCAGGATGTTCCTTTGCCCTCTTGAGTATTAGTTTGGCTGCCTTCTTGTCTTTCATACTTACCGTAGTACGCTCTAAAGTAAGAGACTAATCCATTTGTAGTTACTTGTTTACTACACCAGTCATCAGCACATTCATAGATGGATCTATTAGTGTGCGTGTTCCCAAATGTTTTGAGTAACAAAGTCAATGTTTGTTGTCTAATCTGGGTATCCATCGTCGTCATCAAAGATTTCATCATAATCAGTAGAACGTGGTGTAGAGAATGCTGGTACTTCTTTATTCGTGTAAGCATCAACATCTGAATAAACCTCAGACTCTAGAGTATCTACTAAGAGTTTGAGGTTTCTTACAATCAGTTTTAGTTTCTCTTTGTCCATATGGTATTTATAAATGGAGCGAATGAAGAGATTCGAACTCTCGACCCTCTCCTTGGCAAGGAGATGCTCTACCACTGAGCTACATTCGCATAATCATATTATGTCATACTCTTTGCGTGAAGTCAACTCCTTCCATATGATCGTATTCATGTTGAAATATTCTAGCAGTATACCCTGTCATCTTAGTCTTGTGTAGTACCTTCTCCTCATCCTCATACTTAACAACAATACTACTGGGTCTCTTTATCTCTAAAAACTTATCCGGATAAGATAAGCACCCTTCTTCCATCACAACCTCATCCTTAGACTCCTTAATGATCCTGGGATTGAAACAAGTAATAGTTTCTTCTTCATCTATATCCACCATCATTACAAATACTCTCTCACCTATACCTATCTGATTTGCAGAGAGTCCTACTCCATTATGATGAAACATATTCTCTCTTAATGTATCAGATATTTCTTGACGATCCAAATTATAACTACACTTCTCTATCTTCTTGTGTAGTAAAGAATCTTCAGATGGGATAAGATCTTTTAACATATAAAAAAAGAGGGCGGAGGGCCCTCTTGTATGTATCTGTAAGTCGTTACAGAAACACTAACTTTTAGATGCGAACTTGCGTTCTACCTTGATACCACGATACATTAGATCATGATTTCTTTTTTGTGCTTCTGCCTGTACCATTTTACGGTACTCTGCAGAGTCATATGAGACTCCACGATAAGTGACTTGTGCCATTGGATTACTCCTGAAGTAGTTGGATTTTTAGGCCCCGTTCCTTCAGTCATGTGCGTCCTCAAAGCATCCCTTCTCAGTATTCACTTGCACCACCTGAACTAATTCAGAATAGTGTGCAGTTGAAGGAGTTATCTTAGCGATAATTTCCTTAGCAGACTGACAATCAATGACAGTAGCGAGAAGAAGATCCATGAGGATGAACGCTCCGTTCCGTGACTTACTTGCAACCCCTAAGGGTCGAACGATTGTGTTAATAATAACACAGTTATATTATATAGTCAAGTAGAACTGTATTATTTGATACAATTTAATAAAGAATCCCTTATTCCTCTTGCTGATGCATTAGCATCACACAATTTATTCATCCAAATTCTTTCTTCAAGTGTAACTTCGGGTGCATCAGTCGTAATAATACGACAACAAATGTCAGTGAGTTCCAACCTGTACTGTGTGCTTAACATGTTCAATGGCCGCTGGTAAAAGATAGTATTCCCTTCTTTGAATTGCTTTGGTCAGTGTGTCCAAAGTATCATCAGGAAGAATAGGAACTTCTGACTGCAGTATAATCTCTCCACCATCCAACTCTTCGTTTACGTAATGAACTGTAACACCTGTAGTATCATCACCACTCTCTAATGCTCTTTCGATAGCATGAAGTCCCTTATACTTGGGAAGCATTGAAGGATGAAGATTAATTATTCTATTGGGAAATGCTTCAATTAATTTAGGAGAAATAATTCTCATCCATCCAGCAAGAACAATAAGATCAACCCTCCATGCTTCAAAGAGTTGAATAATCTGATCTTCATCAGCACTTTTAATATTAAGATGAGGTATCCCCAATTTCTCTGCTCTCTTTGCTGCTCCACACTTCTTTTTGTTGTGAATCATTAACACAACTTCATCCTTATTACAAGTACGCACAATATTCTCGAAATTTGTACCATTTCCAGAACACATAACGCCTAGTCTCATAGCGGGGGGTACTCCGATTTGATTTGTTCATCAGTCTTCTCCATTTTAAAGTCCCTAAAGTCTTTACACAATCTATTAGGAAAAATTTTAGGAGGAGCCATTAACTCTTTCATTAATCTCTGAACTTGGTTCTTATCAAGTCCAGCAAGCATTTCACAATTTTCTAAACACTTGTAGATGCACTCTCTATCACTAATGGGTGGTTTTATAGGCCACCCATTATGATCAACTTCTTCAGCAGCAGATGCTTCTACACTACTCATTGACTCCAGTCCTCATAGGGTGGTTCTTCTTCTCCAACATAATATTTAAAGTATTCCGTATCAAAATATGATGGAGGCAAAGGTTTAACATTATCATATGCTCCTACTAATCTCTTATTATGCTCACGTTCATCTAAAACTTCATTGATAAGTATCTTCATCTCCTTAGCATACTGCTCAGTAAATAACCTGCGAGGTTTAATCGTCGCAGGCTTATGCTTTGCTGTACCTCCCTTGTAATTGGGGTCAGCAGGAAGACTCATTCCTTGAGTATCAATTTTGGAGGTGTCTGCCATGTTGATCTAATAATTTAACTTGTCCTAGATTAGACTTCTGTTGTCTTTTAAGTTTCTTATATTCTTTGATGAGTTTATCAACTTCATCATTAGATATCTTAACCTTTAACTTGTCCTTGTCCTCCTTCTTAACGAAACCTAATCCACCATCCGTTTCTTTTTCATTTTCATCTATGTAGTCATTAATTCCTTCTTGAATCTCATCCCTAATGAGAGCATCTATCTGTGCTCTCAACAACTCATCACCATCTTTGTTTTTACTCATCTTCAGGTTCCTCCTTTCTCTTTCTTCTCTTTCTTTTTTTAGGTGCTGGTGGTGTAACATTCCACCGGTTAGGTTGAATCCTACCTTCAGATTGTTTCATACCAATGAACCCATCCTTACCATACTTATCATAGTATGCATCAAAGACATCAACTTGCTTGTCTCCCATAGCAATATCATATCTGATTTCATCCTCAACCTTATACGAGACTAAGTATGCAGTGTAAGGAAGTTTAGTATTGTTATCTTCCTTAGGGTTGCAGTTTTCATGAAGAGTAGAAATCATTCAACGACTCCTACCTCATACTTAGTACCTCCTCTACCACCCCACTGGATGTCGTCATAAGCCTCAGCAATAAGTTCCTGAGATAATGTAGGATACTTTGCTACAAGTCTTTGATCCTTTACAAGACAAAGTATCTCTGCTTCTTCTGGTAAAAGAGTCTCAAGGATCTGAATAAAGATAGTCTCTCTACGGGTCTTAGAGAGCGAATCATTACCTCCTTGTATAAAGTTAAAGAAATGACGTTGTTCCTGCCTTAAGGACGTATGCTCAGTCCCTGCAGGAGCATCATTAGGTTTAAATGGAACTTCTCCTTTAGGAAGAGCAGATTGT